CCAGTGTCAGGAAGTGATTTATCCTTAGTGACAGGTTTCAGTTTACTATCCGGAAAATCCGGAGAAATAAGCTGATACTGACCACTACTGACTAAGTCGCCACCTTTATAACACGGAGGTACATCTAGCGAGAACAAGGACCAAAGAGCCCAAGCATCGTCATCTAGAAAGATCTCTTGAGATCTGCTAGCCCAAATCCTTAAGTTATTAAGAAAAAGGAGTAACTCACTCAATCGATCGATAGGTCTCCGTACGAAGAAAGGTGTGATGTCACAACCATTCCAGTAATGACCACCGCAACTTTCGCGCAATGGTCCACTTGAGAATGATTTGTGTGGATTCGGTGAAAATCCAAAGTAAAATAATACGTGAGCGAACTCATCGTACATCTTACTCGGGATTATTAAGTCATCACCATACACACTAATGACACCTTTCGTTCCCGTAAAGTAGGCAGTAGTCCGCGCAAGAGCATAAAAGAGAAGACTCTCTAGCTCAAACGTGAAGCCATTACCCATCGACGAGAACATTTCACACTCATGAGGTGATCCGTTGATATTAATTACGGGGCTCCGTATGGAGTTTAAGTAACTAAACCAGCAGATAGGCATCAATTGGAATACAAGCTCGAAAGAAACCGTATCACTAGCTGAGGATAGGTCGAGGGTGGCTAATTCGCCATTCTCCGATCCTAGCTTGGCAAAAGAACGATTTCTGCTTTGATCTTGTAGGTTAATTCCTACGCGACGTAAGCATTTTCGAATTTGCGTTCCTGCTCCTTTTTGAAGGAACATATTGATGTCCGGCTCTTTACAAGCCACACGATCAATAAGCGCGTTCTTCGGGACAGTGAACATGTTTGCACCGCTAACTACCTCGAAAGATAGGGGCGCGGTGTTCAACCAGACCGGATAGTCCGATTGGTCAAACATATTCAAACAAGCACTTGTGATATGTGCTTTACCGACGTACTTTTCAGCTGGAGAGCTGACTGTACGCGCCCTGCTTGTTGACGCTCCTCCCGAAAATGACCCGAGGGTCATATCAGTTGGGGTATCTCCAATGACGCTGGTTATTATACTCCGACATTTCTCAACGAAAGGAGCAAACCTTACTGACGGTAAAAGAACCGTATCATCAGGCGTACTTGACAATCGTAAATTCGTTTCTTTATTTACTGCCTCCATGGAGAGCCACTTCTCAATGGCCCTTTCCTTCCGCACTTGCGGAGGAACAGTAGATTTATCAACGAACTTTTCAAAGATATTACCTTTGAGGTAATCATTCTTTGGAGAGGCGGGAAGGCACTCAAGCCAATCCCGTACTATCGAGGTATAGTCGGTTGGGAGTAGGCAATTGGCGTTCCTTTGGGAACTCCGACGGCCTCTCCATTTGGGTTTTCCAGTCATGGAAAGCTCCTATCCGTACTGTAGCACCGTCAAGTGCAGACAGCAGAAAGAACATCATAAGGAAGGCGAAAAGCGAGGATACCATTACAGCCAAAAGGCCAATGGTCTTACCAGACATTTTCGCCAACCGTGAGAACGCTGTCTACCTGAGAGGTAGCTGCCGCAAGGGCAGTGTACAGCATACCTACGATATCCTTACGTTCTTGCAAGGTGGCATCCGCGGGAAAGTCGAACGTTGCGCTAGCACGGGAAGTGCGAGCGACAGCGTAAGAACTAACACCGTTGATGGTTTCCGTAACAAGAACCGGAAGCGAAAGATCAAGATCAATCTTACGTCGCCCCGTTGGGGTGCGCCTTGGGACAACCTTGAAGACGTAATCCCCTAACGAGGATGCGCTAGCTTTCGCATACCGACCACCACCATCACCTTCGCTCCCTTGCGGAGTGAACGTGTGATTGACAGGGGTACCTGCGCGGTCCGTAAGGACCACATTTGCCATACTAGGCATTGAGGGTTACCTTCATGTTATGACAGAGACGTGTGCACGGTTGTACACACTACAAATCTCGTGTCAGGTTGGAGAGTAAGGCACCAATCGTTGCAAAACGACTGGCTCCAGTAAAGAATGGCTTCACGTAGAGACCACCGGTGGGAAACTTAAGAAGTTTCGTCCGTTTAGTCCCAAAGCCCCAATAGTGAGAGGTCGGCACAGAATCCGACATTAACCATTGGGAATCGACCGTAATTAAGAGCTCACGCTCAAAACGAACGGAAGAAGAGCCATCCACGAAAGTTAAACCAGAAGAAGCGCTCAAGTTGGATATGAATTCTCCAACAGGAACGACCCAATCGACAACAAAGGAGAACGGTATCAGCTCCCACGCAAGCGCGGGGACATTCAACAATCCTGCCCTATTTATCGTTCGAGCTATCTGCGCGTCATTAAGTTTTCCGGTTACCCGGTACTCATGACTTACAGATGAACTTCCAGTAAGGTTGTATTTTGGCGCAAGTGTAGACACAGGTTCCACATCAAAGTGGTCATTGTGCTGCACACTGGAACGACCGCGACCGTGAACTAATAACACCGGCTTAGATTGCTCTTTCATGAGCTCCCATAAGCCATAGGCATCACTAACTAACGGTTTTAGTCCAAACCAGTAGGCTAGCCAATAGTTGGCTATCCTTTTCTCCAATTTACGATCCCTTACCAACTTGCGTAGCTTTCTAACGTTTAAATTAGATAGCTGCTTTAAGTTGCCATGGCGAAGTGCTCGATATGCACGTATAACGTCAGTTGACGCTTCTACGATGGTACCGAACAAATCAACCGTTTGGTTTAACTGGGCAAGGTTTTCGCCCATAGAAGCCTTGCTTGACGCAAGGTCCGAGAGACACTTCTCAATGGCCCTGGTATCCGAATTAATTATTTCTCGGCTACCATAATTGACCAAAGCAAGTTCACCCGGATAGAATAAAGGGTTCTTATCATTATTGCTAAAAGCAATGTCTGAATACGTTCTATCAATAAACGCATCTTCGACATACAAAGACTTAGCAGAGCTAAGCTTATACTTTCCAGCAATAATGCCCTCTTTCCTATATCCATAGCGAGTGTAAGAGGACTGCGGCCGCCATAGCGGACCAAATAGTCCAAGAAGAGTTGGATGGTTACTGGTATGACCAGTACGATTAGCCATAAACGTATCGCGCACGAAGTCGTACGTAACATATACAGTGTTATTCGACACACGTTTAACGTTTGTCGATTTAACAGGCATATTATACGCAAAACTACCGTAAGCGTTCGTTAAAAATGGAAAATCGCCCATTTACCTCCTCCTTTTACACTTAAAGCCCGATCTTTCGATCGAGACTGGCCTACCCAGACCAGTACCCA